AGACAGAATTACCAGCAAAACTCTTCTCGAAATGGAATAAAGTCCTTGTTGGACATTATCATAACAGGAATACAATCGCTCCGAACATCGAATATATCGGTTCATCGCGCCAGCACAACTTCGGCGAGGACGAGGAGAAGGGCTACACTGTAATCTACACTGACGGCTCGCACGAGTTTATCAAGAACCAGGCGAACATCCGCTACCGAGTGATTGATGTCTCGGCAGAGCGTGCAGGTCTTAACCTTATGGACGAACTCAGAGAGATTGATGCCGATGGCCGCTACAAAGTGAAAGTTCGTGTTCACGCACCGCAGGCTGCTATGAAGTCGGTGGATAAGGCTGCTCTTCTTGAGGCAGGAGCCACGAAGGTGGAACTTATTGCCGATGATGAGGAGATGTTAGAGGTTGCAGCCTCTTCGCTCTTTGAGAAGTTCGACAGCCACCGCATCCGCGAGACCTACGAGGAGTTCTGCCGCGAGAAACAGATTGACGATGTAGCAATCGGATTGGAGTATTTATCTAAAATCGAAGGACAATGTGGAAATTAAAGAGTATAGAGGCCGAAAATCTGTGTGCCTTCCGCTCGCTGGCTTATACGCTGCAACAGGGAGTAACAACACTGATTTTTGGCAACAATAAGGACAATGACTCCCAGCAATCGAACGGTGCTGGGAAGTCGGCTCTCTTGGAGTGTATAGCCGTAGGGCTCACAGGTAGCCCGCTGCGTAAGATACGCACCGAGGAGATTATCAACGATGCCGCCGAGCAGTGCCGCATCATTCTGCACCTGGCAAATGACGCATCGAATGAGGAACTCATCATTGCTCGCTCGATACCTCGCAAGGGTGCATCAATTGTCGCCTGCAAACTCTATCGAGGAGGCGAACTTGTAACGACTGACGAGGCTGTACAGCACTCTGTAGATGCCTACAACAAGTATATCTTGGAGAAGTTGGGTATCACACGCGAAGAGTTACTCAACAACTTTATCCTGTCGAAGTATCGCTACGAGGATTTCCTGTCCTCGTCGGATAAGGAGAAGAAGGAGATTATCAACCGCTTCTCTAATGGTATTCTGGTAGATGAAGCTATAGCCCGTGTCGAGGAGGACATCGAGCCGCTCAGCAGTGAGCAGCAGAAGATAGACCTCGAACTTGCCGGCATTGATGGTCGTATCGAGATGTTGCAGGAGCAGATAGCAAAGGAGGTTGCAGCAGGTGAAGAGCGTGGTCGCAGCCGAGAGACACGCATCGCCGAATTGGAGGAGGCAATAGCCTCAAAGCGTGAGTATATCCGCACCCACAAGGAGACTCTGACCGGTATAGATGCAACTATTGCAGAGGTGGATAAGGCTGACAAAGAGTTGCAGGCATTGGAGTCATCGGACACCTCTTTGGAGGAGTGCTTGAAGGCTATCGATGCTGTAATGACACTGTTACCTGATGCTCGCCGAACAGACTGGAATCACACGCTCAAACTCAAAAAGGAGGATTTATTGCTTGCTCAGTCTTCGCTCGAAAACCTCGATGCGTCGGTAAACCATGCCGAGGCGGTATTGAAGGAGAAGTACGATGCCTTTGAGAAGTTTAAGGTTCAATACACAGACTTTGTTACGCAGTATGGTGACAAGTGCGAGGAGTACAGTACCCGCTTGCAGGAGATTGATAAGACGCTCCGCAGCCTCGCTTCACGCCTTGAAGAGTTGCGCCGTAAACGCCGAGTAATCTCTGCGGGTATTGACGAACTGTCGAATAAGTTGGCGGGCTCTATTACCTGTCCGAAGTGTGGCCACGAGTTCTTGGTGGCACAGCCTAACTTCGATATCGAGGCTGGGACAAAGGAACTCCGCCTACGCCAGCAGCAGTTATCAGAGATTAACGGCAATATCGAAGCCGAGCAGAACTCTTCGGAGGAGGCAGAGATGCAGCAGAGCAAACTCAATAGCGAGCGTCGCACATTGGATAGCGACCGTTCACGCTGGGAGCAGGAGCTCTCGGACCACGAGCGAGCAGTATGCAGTGCTACAAGCGAGGTGGAGCGTGCAGAGCACAACCGTAAGCGCACGAAGGCTGAGGTTGCAGCAATGCAGGATGAGATAGACAGCATCCGTCGCAAAGCCTTTGACGAGTTCTTCGGAAACATTGATGAGCGTAATGCAACACTCAACCGTGAGCGTCGCAAGATCGTAGAGGATATACGCTCTGCAGAGTGTGCCATAGAGACCTTACAGGAGACAATCCGTGAGGTAAACGAAATGGCTGCCGAGGACCTTACTCTATCGCTACGCAAAACATTGGAGCAGGAGAAGCAACGCTCGATGGAGACTGCCAAGCGTAAGTTTGAGGTTGATGACAAGGTACGAGCATTAGAGGTACAGCGTGAGCGTTTCGTGCAGTTCAAGACCTACCTTGCTAACACCAAGATTGAGGCCCTAAGCCGTATCACCAACGAGTTCCTGATAGGTATCGGCAGCGATATCCGTATTCGCTTTGATGGTTACACGGTGCTCAAAAGCGGTAAGGTGAGAGAGAAGATCTCAATCTCACTGTTGCGTGATGGCGTTGATTGTGGCTCATTCGGAAAGTTCTCGGCAGGCGAGGCGGCACGAGTAAACCTTGCAACAATTCTGGCGATGCAGAAGCTTGTCAATGCCAACTGCGATGATGAGAAGGGACTGGACCTGTTGGTGCTGGACGAGATACTCGAAGCAGTAGATGAAGCAGGACTATCATCGATGTTCGATGCTCTGAATGCTCTGGGTGGCACTGTCCTCGTAGTCTCGCACGGCAATGTGGCCGAAGGTTATCCCCACAAACTTGTAATAACGAAGGAGAATGGAGAATCACGCATCGGAGAATAAGGCACTGAAGCACGACGATATCCTCGCCTTGGATGTGGCAACACACTGTGGCTACTTCTCAAAGCACGGGGCTGGTACTTGGAACCTCACCGAGAGCCGACGGCGCAACGACAACAAGATGCACGGCTCATTTCGCACGCTGCTTATCGACTTTATCCGTAAGTACGACATAAAGCAGATAGTCGCCGAGGATGTGAGCATCAACCGCCACTTCTACGACCTCAGGCGATTGTCGGAGTTGCGAGGTGTGCTGTTGGAGGTCTGCGATGAACTGAACCTGCCCGAGCCGGAGTTTGTGAATCCTGCCGCACTCAAGAAGTGGGCAACAGGCGATGGGCACGCCACGAAGTCAAAGATGGTAGAAACCTGCAAAAAGTATGGTTATGTGCCTACGGACGACAACGCTGCCGATGCTTGCCACCTATTCTTTTATTACATACGCAAACACAGATTATAAAATGACCGCATAGATTCGGGCGGTGACAAGCCGCCCACTTTTAATTGACGCTCTTCGAAGCTGACAGATTAGGACATTTCAGATTGAGTTGAACCCCTTTTCAGTTAGAAGAGTGGACAAGAAAGATGTGTTAAAAAGAACGGCGGCAATCCCCGATGATGAGTCCGCCAAAAGACGCGCTCAACTACTGCAAAAGTATGTGATGCCGCATAAAAATCTGGTGTACAGTATCTGTATCAAGTACACATACAATCAGGAAGATATAGAAGATAACTATGTCGAGGCACTAGTGAACTTCTACAAGTATATGGACAGCTACGACCCTGCAAGACCAGTGAAAACATGGATCTATGCAGTGACAAAACGCCTTGTAGCTGACCTCAATAAGCGTAATAAAACCCGAACTCCGCCAGACGACAGTGTAGATGTAAGAGAGTTGCGCTCCACATTATTGGATGAGTGCAGCCCTTCGGCGAACTGTATGGGTATGAATAACTATAAGGACTACTACAGCGACGAAATTCTCTGGGCACTCGACCAGATAAAACCTATCTACCGAGAGGCTTTTCTACTGCAACAGGCAGGCTATAAAATCAGCGAGATAATGGAGATAACCTACCGCAACGGAACTCTCCAGACAAAGAATATCGAGACTGTAAAGAGTCGATTGTTTTTGGCAAAGGCTCAACTAAGAAAATTACTTACAAGAGATGGAGAAAAAAGAGTGGATTGAAGGGTGCAAGCGTGTATTTACACAGCTTGTCAGAGATACTATTTGGGAAGATTTTATTATGCCCAAAGGTGGTATGCCCGATAAATATATGGGCAGTTGTTATGATAAATTGGTTCATAGGTTTGGTGCTGTGAGCGGAGAGCGATTGGCTGACTTCTGCATCTGTCAGGTTTATGCAATATCTCAGTTCTATAAGGGATATAGACAAAAATGGAATATCTCTCACTCATTTGCTGACAAAGCCATTCAGAGATATGTCGAGCCCTCAAATCATAGGAAAAGACACGAAGATAGGTGGCTGAACTGTTATGGGGTATCTCGAATAAAATATTTATCAATGGTCGAGGACCATAGTAAACATCCACTATCCATTTATATCTATCCTCAATATGAGGAACAGACAAAACGAAGATGGGCTACCGTCGAACTCGGATATATCATTTGTTGGCACTCAACGATGATGTGGACTCCATTTTCACCAACTTGTCAAACATGTATTAATGCAGAACTCTGCCGAATGCATACGGAGCGTGTCCACCACGAACTATATAGAATCCGTTGTGAGGCGTGGAATAAACAAATAGAGGAATGAGCAAAACTACACCGCTGAGTACAGAATTTCTATATGAACTGTATGCAACAGCACTAAGGCAGGACCAATTATGCGCTATTGTCTCACAGCATATGCGTAGTGATTACCTGCCTAATAGCTCGTTTCAGCGTATTCAGAAGGTTATACAAAATCACTACCATACATATAAACAACCACCTACATTCGCTGTACTATCGCAAGCATTTCACGAAGATATAGAGGCCTTAGATATCATAGATGAAATACGAGAATATGATGAGGGTCAGAGCATTGAAGTGATGACAGATATGCTGGAATCGTACATTAAAGCTATTCGACTACAAAAGGTATATACCGAGGTTGGAAGTTTATATAACGATGGACAGCAGGCAAAGGCAGAAGATGTACTTCGCAAATACGCAGAATGGGTTGCTTCTTTCACATTGAGAAGTTCTTCATTTGTCAATGTGGCAGAGACATTCTTGGAGCGTTATGAGGCAAATAAGCGCCGTGAGATTGAAGAAGCACAATCGGGGAAAGCACAAGTGATTCGTTTCTATATTCCGTTCCTTGATGCGCTGAATGATGGTCGTAATCTGCGAGGCCAGTTAACTTGTTTCCTTGCATCTACGGGTGTTGGTAAATCGCATATTGCCAAATGGATTGGAGTTAGAGCAAACATTGATGACAGCCTGAATGTATTGCACTTCCAGTTAGAAGGCTCCGAAGAAGAGGCCCTGAATGCCTATTCGGGAGGTTTAATATCTAAAAATTCCTACTTCTACGAGAAAGGAAAGATTAGAGAAAGTGATATGATAGACTTCCTAAAATTAGTACAGTCATATAGTGGCAGTATCGTGGTTCGTAGCTACCCCAGATTTAATGCTCAGGTATCCACTCTCGATATCAAGAATGGCATTTTGGAGTATCGTAAACTAAAAGGATGTAATCCCGATATCGTAATCGTAGACTCTATGGATTTGCTTACAGATGCAACACGCCGTAACTGGGGAGCCGAACACGAACGAGCAAAACGAATAGCCGTTGCGAATGACCTAAAAGACCTTGCTGCGGATGAGAAGGTGTGGATGGTTGTGACATATCAATCAACCATTGAGGATCGAGATTGGCTAAATAACGAGAGTAATGTGCTGACCGAGTATAACTGTTCCGAGGCAAAAGGTCTGGCACGACCTTGCACTCATCTTATATCACTGAATCAATCCTCTGCCGAGCGTAAGGAGAATGTGATGCGACTGCATATCGCCAAGAGCCGCTTCTTCAAGAAGGGTGCAACGATTAAGATTGCAACAGACTATGATAACGAGGTGTTCTATGACAGCCAGAGAACAGATAGTTTGAAGATGGAATAATTTCACAACTTACCGAATAAAAACACCACAACTTACCGAATAGAATGGCAACAATTCACCGAATTTGGGCATGTTAAAACAAAATGCAATTCGGGATTTACCACATAAACATCGTAAATCCCGAATTTTAATTTGTTGGGATAATCCCTTTAG